ATCACAAACGCACGACGGTGCATTATCACAAACGCACGACGGTGCATTTCTACAATGTGTGGCTCATATCACAAACGCACGACGGTGCATTTCTACTATAAAATTATGGCACAACCTTTAATAAATGGCAACTTATACAGTTGGTCGCAAATTGAACTTAGCATTGCAGGTTTAGATATTTACGGTGTTACAAGTATTGAATACACCGAAGAAGAAGAAACCGAAATGATTTACGGAGCAGGTAATCGCCCTGTTGGTAGAGCAAAAGGAAATATCACTTCGGAAGGTTCGGTAACGCTGCAAATGGAGGAGATACAACGCTTACAAGATTCTTCTACTTCTGGTAGGTTGCAAGATATTGAGCCTTTTTCTGTAATCGTTGCTTACTTAAAGCCTAACGGCGATGTTGTAACGGACACATTACGAGAGTGTGTATTCGTAAATAATGGGCGTTCTATTTCGCAAAATGATAAATCCGTAGAACAGGATTTGACATTAAGCATCGGCTTTATTGAATGGAATAGCAATCCTATCATTTCATAAAATACCTTTTAAAATCATTTCAAAAACCGTACATACGCACAGTCGTGCGTATCTAACTAGACACACGACTGTGTGTTTCTAACTCTATTTATAAAATGGAAAATCAAGATAAAAAAGCAAAAGAATTAGGCGCAGTTTTTCAAGTAGAAGTCGAAGTATCTGAAAATGATATAGCAAAAGGCTATTTGAGAAAACCTACTCGTAATCAAATGTCAGCAGCTTTAGCACTTTCTCAAGACCCTATACGAAGTGATGAAGTGTTATTGAAAGCCTGTTTGATAAAAGAAGTTTCGGACGAAAGGCTCATTACCAACGATGATTGTTTTATGGCTGTTCGTATGCAACTTTCTAAACTCATTGAAATCAAACAAGCAAGCATAAAAAAGCTATAAATAACGCAAGTCCGTTGCCACTAAAAAGTAGAGATTGGTCAGAAGAAATACGAAGGCGAAATACACTGATTCGTCATTATTTACATCTGAATCCAGATACATTAAGTGATAAAGAATGGGCTTTGCGTTGGGAAGAAACCGTTTTTTTGATACAGTTTTTGGGTGGAAAATCTAATTAGTTCAAACCTATAAGGTTTTCATAAACCTTATGGTTTAAAAGTACTAATAACACAAAAACACCTAACAAAGAAAGAATATAGATAAGGTTATTTTTTTTAGAATAGCCTTTGAAGATTCTAAAAAAGACAACAATGCTTCCTAAAAAAAGCAGCAAAGAAAGTAAAATTTGTAGTAGTTCCATCGTATTTTTTATACGTACAAAACCCTAAAAAGTTTATGCAAGATTATCAATTAGTCTTACAGATTATCGATAAAGCTACGCCTGCACTCTCAAAAGTGCAGCAATCGGCTATGCAAACCAGTAAGGGAGTTGAGAGAGTAGAAAAAAGCGTAAAACAAACAAACTCAACCGTTCAAAATTCCTTATCTGGGCTGAAAGGATATGCAGCAGCCTTGGGTGGAATGTTTGCAGCTACTCAATTACTTTCTTTTGGTCGTGATGTGGTACAAGTGGGTAGTAATTTTGAGGCTGCTATGTCTAATGTAAAAGCCGTTTCGGCAGCTACTGGAGTTGAAATGGAGCTTTTGAAAGATAAAGCAAAAGAACTCGGCTCTACTACTCAATTTTCGGCTACTCAAAGTGCAGAAGCCTTGGGTTTTATGGCAATGGCAGGTATGAAGGCAAATGAAAGTATAACGGCTTTACCTTCCGTTTTGAATTTGGCTGCTGCTGGTGGTATTGATTTGGGTAGAGCTGCTGATATTGCTACCAATGCAATGAGTGGGTATGGGTTTGGAGTTTCTGAATTAGGACGTGTAAATGACGTTTTTTCAAAAACTATCACGACTGCAAATGTAGATATGTCTATGTTGGCAGAATCCTTCAAATATGTTGCTCCACTTGCCAAACAGGCAGGTTGGCAGTTTGAAGAAGTTTCTGCTGCTATTGGAATAATGGCAGATGCAGGTATTCAGGGTTCAATGGCTGGCACAGCGTTGCGTGGTGCAATTTCTTCTTTATTGAAACCCTCAAAAGAAGCTCAAAAGGAGCTTAACAGATTGAAGGTTTCGCCAGTAGACAAAAAAGGTAATTTAAAGTCTTTGGATACCATCTTAACAGAGCTTCAAAAAAACGGAGCAAGTACAAAAGACTTATTTACCCTCTTTGGAGCAGAGGGAGCTAGTGCAATGGCTGTTTTGATGGAAAGCACAAAAGGAGGCGAAAAATCATTACACTCTTATACTGAAACGCTCAAAAACTCAAAAGGAACGGCAGAACAAATAGCCAAAACAAAAACCGAAAACTTTGCAGGTTCGGTCAAAAACTTAGAATCTGCAATGGAAGGATTAAAAATTGAGATTTTTGAAGCCGTTTCACCTGCTTTGGGTTTGTTTGTTAATGATATGACTGGTGCTATTCAGTCTGATCAAAGTTGGATAACGAGTTTGAAAAGTGGTGTAGAATGGATACGTAGCAACTGGACTTTCATAACAGATTCTTTCAAAGGAGCTGCTGTAGTGATAGGCATTGCAACGGCTGCTGTTTTGGCCCTCAATACGGCTCTTTGGTTAAATCCTGCTGTATGGATAGCTGCTGCCGTCATTGGTTTGGCTGCTGCTGTGGGTTATGCCTATGCAGAATTTGAAACGTTTAGGGCTGTTGCTTGGGCTACTTGGGGAGTTTTGGAAGCCGTTTTTAGTAACATTTGGACGGCAGGAAAACAGGCTATTGGTGGTACAATGCAGCTTATTGGTGGTTTGGTAGATGCCTTTAAGGCATTGATGGACGGTGATTTTCAGAAGGCTGGTGCAGCTATTTTGAAAGCACAGGAAGGAATACAACAGGCTGTTATCGGAACGGCAAAACTGGCAATGCCTACCTTGCTTATTGATGAGAAAGTAGTAGGAGCTGCTATAGAGGGTTTTGGAAAAGGCAAAAAAGACTTCCAAAAAAGTCAAGATGCTCGTTTTGATGAAATGGATAATGCTGCTGTTCGTGCTTATCAAAATAAGCAATTAGAAGAACAAAAAAAGGCAGCGTTAGAAAAACAAAAAAATGCAGCAACTACATTAGACCCAACAAAAAATCCGACACTAGACCCAACTGCACCTACTAAGGATTTGGCTACTAATCAAAATAATAAAGAAATGGGTGGCAGTAGTAGTGTAAGCTCAACAGCCCCCAAAAACTTTACTATTACGATTGGAAATTTAGTAGAAAACTTAACGATTTCTACAACGAACTTAAAAGAAGGTGCAGGAGAAATAAAACGTGCCGTTTCAGAGGTTTTGGCAAATGCCGTAAATGATTCACAATTAGTAATTGATTGATAGATACGCACCGTCGTGCGTATCAAATTGATAGGAAAGCAAGTATGAAAAGTAAATTAGGAACGCCGATATACGCACCTTTGACAATAAAAAAAGGTAGCTACGATACAAGAACTGACACCATCAATTATGATGAGGTTGTTTTGGATAACGCCTTGGTAGATATTTCTATGTCAAAAAACATAGTCAAAACTGCTATTCAAGGTAGAAAAGGAACAGTAAAAGAGTATGTTAGTCTTGGCGATTATGTGATTAATATTAGTGGTTCTATCATTTCGGATAATCAAAAGGAATATCCTGAAATTGAAGTAAAAGCACTCGAAAAAATAGTGATTGCTCCTATTAGTTTGCAAGTGGTTTGTGAGACTTTGAATAGATTAGGAATCTATGAGATTGTAATTGAATCTTATAATTTTCCTACTAAACAAGGTTTTATTGGTACGCAAGTATATAGTATTTCTGCAATTAGTGATGAACCTATTGAACTTAATAATGGCGAAATATAATGAATAGGAATTAGGAAATAGGAATTAGGAAATAGGAATTAGGAAATAGGTAATTACCCAATTCCTAATACCCAATTCCTAATATCCTCAACTACTATGAAACAACTAACTAGCTATATTCAAATTGGAAATTTTGAATTTGATTTTATAAATGAAGTTCAGATTGAAAGCTCTTGGGACACACTTACAGACACTTGTGTTATAACAATTCCTAAAAAATTGCAATGGAAAGGAAAGGATATTGTACAGGGTGCAAATGCAGTTTTTCAAATTGGTTCAGAAGTTCGTGTTTTCCTTGGGTATGATTATAATTTTGAGTTAGTTTTTGAGGGTTTTCTTACTCGTATTGAGCCTAAACGTCCTTTAAAACTCTATTGTGAAGATGCAATGTGGAAACTAAAACAAACCGAAGTGAAAGCATTATCACAAAGAAATGCAACTGTTAAAAATTTGCTTTCTGATTATTACAAAGGAGAATTAAAAACCTTTGATGCTGATTTAGGAAAGTTTCGCATTCAGAATGCAACACTAGCCAATGTTTTTGAGGAATTGGATAAAAACTACTCTTTAAAAACATTTTTCAGAAATGGAATTTTGCACGTCGGAACGCCGTATTTATTGACTGTTGAGGATAGAAAGAAACATAAATTTGATTTTGAAAAGAATATCATCTCTTCGGATTTGGAATACAAACGAAAAGATGAAGTAAAAATTAAAGTAAAGGCAATTTCTATTTCTTCGAAGGATAATAGCAAGATTGAAGTAACAAAAGGCGATAAAGAAGGCGAGTTACGAACGATTAATAAAGTGGATTTGAGTAAGTCGCAATTAGAAGAAGAAGCAATTAGACAAATAGACCTTCTGAAATATGAAGGCTTTAGAGGAAGTTTTGAAAGTTTTGGGCAGCCGTTTACTCGTCCTTGTGATAGTGTAGAATTGACTGACCCAAACGTAAAAGAAAGAAACGGAAGCTATTTTGTAAAGTCTGTTTCTTATTCTTTTGGAATGAATGGATATAGACAGAATGTAGAATTGGATAAAAAAGTATCGTAACGACACACCGTCGTGCGTCGGAATAATATATTCGCACGTGCGAATGTACTGAAAATTAGAAATGCTATGAATGAAATAAAATCTTATGTTCAAAAACTTACTAACAACGGTAATACTTCGGTAGAATCATTTTTAGCAAAAGTTATTGAAGTCCATAGAGAAAATCGGCTTTGTGATGTGCAGCCGTTAGAGGGTGCAGAGCTTTTCGATGTTCGTATTTGCGCCATTCAATTAAAGCAAACAAACGGATTTTGGATAGTTCCTAAAATTGGTTCGCACGTCGTGGTTACGATGTTGGGAGCAAATAGTGGTTTTGTTTCTATGTTTTCAGAAGTAGATGAAATTTATTTACAGACTTCTGAAACGGATAATGGAGGTTTGATAATCCGTAAAGAATTGAAAACTGAAATTGACAAGATTAATACCTTTTTAAATACTATTCGAACGGTGTTTAATTCCTTTGTTCCTGTTCCAAGTGATGGAGGGGCTGCACTCAAAACAGCTATGGTGTCGGCTATTCAAAATTTACAACTGGCTAATATTG